TGACCTGGGAGATGCATCCAGATGTAACAAAACTAATGGATAGATTGTGGGAAGGTAAAATGAAAAAATATACAGAAAAAGTTCCGCATTTATTTACTGAGAATATTAGAGCGACAAATATCCTGTAACAAATTAATGTTTTTGAAAAGAAAATAAAAAACTACTAATTAAGCAGTTTCTTGGTAAAGAGATTTTGCATCAACTACACTTTGGTTGTTGATTGCAACTCTTAATTCTTTAATTTTAATATCGATCCACTTCATGTCGGTAGTAACTCTACCTTGTGACAACGCTTGGCTGGCCCATTTGGATTCCAGCTGTAGCTTCTCCGATATCAACTTTTGTAGTGCCATGTTCTAGCTCCTCATAAGTTAAATGGAATTCATGAATTGCTCCACGAAAACCATCTCGTTGTACTGAGTACTTTTTATTATTTAAGTTCTCAGTGAAACCTTCTATCGCTTTTTCATCGTTAGTAGCATTTACGACACTATCAAATTTTAGCCCAGCTGCATAACATTTAAAACGATATTGTTTCATAAGATTATCTTATCAACTATTTGGTGTAAAATCAAGTGTTTACTTTAGACTTGTCAACAATGCAGGCCATGTTTAATTGAGTTATTTTGACCCCTACTTTAGTTAAATTAGTCCCTATTTCATTGACTTTTTTAACTGCTACGTCTTTACAGGTTTTTTCATAGTAATATACTATTGGAGCCTCATTGATATAGGCGCACTGCTCTACACCAGTCATTGGGTTAATTGTGCATAAAATACCAAATAGAAAAAATTCTTTCATAAATCATATTAACATAAAATACAGCTTGACATAGATGATGGGATTTCTTATATTAATGGGATAGGGAAAAAACAATGAAACTTACTTTGATAATACTTTTACAGATAATGTTAGTAAGTTGCGCTAAAGACTTACAGCCTAATCCTTATACGACGATAATAAAACAAATGATGAAAGGAACCAATGAACCTAAAAAGTAAATCAAAGTTATTCAAAGCATTAGTTGAGAAGATAGATATTGCTCTATCAGAAGGAACTAATTTTGATGAGATAGCCGGTAAATTAAAGAACGTACATATTAAACATAAAGATATGTATGAAAAACCATTACACACAGATCTATGTACTATGTTAGCTATGAATGAATTGGAGAGCAGATGAGTTGGGTTCATTTAATAATTGGAATAGTATTGTTAACTTTATTATTTCCAAAAATTGCTTTCGTTATGGGAGTGTCTATATGGCTTTTTTAAAAGTATCAGAAATGTGTTGGAAAGAAAGACAGTTCGCAGCGCATCATAGATTAAGTAAAAAAAAGGGTTGGGACTTTAGTGATAAAAATCCTTATTTTGAAAGATTTATTATAGTGCTAGGAAACCCAAAAATAAAAACTAAACCACAAATGAAAGAGGAGTTAAAAAAACATGGATACAAATAAATTTAAATCAGTAGCAGTAAGAAAACCCGATTATGATGTCTTACAAGGACTTTGTAATCAAAAGTTTAGATCACCTGCATCAATGATCTCAAAGTTAGTTAATGAATATGTAGGTTTTCAAGCAACCAAAAACAAAATGTCGATTAAACAATATAAGGAGGAAATTTTAGATGTACGAACCATGGAAAATAGAGCTTCAACAACTAAACTTAAAGTTACAAGAAAAGGAAAAAGAAAACAAAAAACTAATGGAAGAAAATGACATGCTTAAAAAACAAAAAAAATTCTTACAAGAAAAGTGTAGGGAAATAAAATGATGACTGATAAAGATTGTATTGATCTTCATAGTTATATTGATGATTTAAAGACTGGTACAAGAGAAATTAAGGTTAATAACTTTATTAAACATCATGTTCATCCACACAAAAATGGTCATGATATTCTCATTGTAACAGGGGATGAGAAAAATTTAGACAATGTCGTAGTACAGAAGTTTAAATGTAGGTGGCCTAAGAACAGAAACCCTAGAAAAAAAGGCTTTACTCATGGCTAAAAAAAGATATAAAAAGAAAATGAAATACGGTGATCCTTACAAAATATGTGCTAACTGCAAAGGGAATGGGTTTGTTAGAATAATTCCATACTCAGAAACGCAGACATGCAAAGAGTGTAAAGGAGCAGGTCACTTTAAAACAGATAAAATAGTCACGAACCACGAACCAGCAACAGTATCAACGGCATATGTGCTTAAATTAATTGATTTGTTGAAGGAGTTCATAAGTGGCAAAAAAAACACCATCCATTAACCCATTAATGGGATCCCTGCAAATTTTAGCAGGGAAACTAACCGATAAAGAATATAAAGCTGTTACCACAAACATGTTTCGTTTGTATATGGGTGATAAGTTAGGTTATAGAGAAAGCTTTGATCCACAGTTTATGGCTGATATTAATGCTGTCTGGCACTTTCGAAAAGAAAAAAAATTAAAAACACAGGCTAAGCTTTACAAATTAAAGGTCATCAAAGGTGGAAAAGATGGTGTTAAACCAATATAATAACCTTATGGCAAGAGACATTTTTTTAAAAGAACCTGACCAACCAAAACACGATGGGCAGGATATACACGAAGTAATTGATGGTGTACATATTGATTATGAAATGCACAAAAAAAATCGAGCTGATATAGATCGAACTATTTATTACCGTGACTTACTCTCTTTCCTTATTAAAACTTATGGGCACTAGCTTCGCAACGCAATTATTAAGCTCTGATGTTGAGCCTGAAGAAAAGATGTGGCGTGGTGTTCTTGTTAACGCCCTAGAGGACGCTGGATCAAAGTCCCAGGACCGAAAGCCTTCAATATATAAATGTGATGCTCATGCGTGGATTATGTCTAATGTGACTGATTTTTATACGGTATGTTATTACTCAGGGTTTGAACCTGATCATGTAAAAGAAAGATATAAGATGGCTATTATGAAAGGGGACATTCAGTTCTCCCCTAAAAATTTTGCTTGGAAAAAATATTCAACACAATTTACTAAGTATAGAAATTGTAAGGAAGTAGAATCTAAAAAATATCACCGAAAACATTTGACTCATTTAAGACATGCAGTTGATTTGTGTACGACTATGTTTATGTCGAATCTAGTTACCTCAATATAAAAAGGGGCAGCTCAGTCTCCCGAAGTGCCCCTATCTAACTTAACCAAAGAACTTGTTTGTTATGAAAACAACTCATGATACACGGATCTTGATTAATAAGTCAAGGATAAAGTGTAGTTTATAATGGTTCTAAAGTACATATACCCTCATCTCAAACGAGGGTACAAGGGCCGTTGTCCGAGAACCTAGAGCCAAGAACCACGGCTCACGGGCCAGGGTTACTCCTAGTTTTACCCTGTATACCCTCTGCTTAGAAAAAAAATAAAAAAGAAATTTTATTTGTAAGGGAAAAAAGCTAGGAATCTAGGAATAAACACCTTAACTTATTGAATTATAAGCATAAATTCACTCCTAGAACTGAAATAAAAGCTAGGAGTACTCCTAGAAAAGCTAGGAGTAAATTACTCCTTGAGGCAGGGGGGTGCATTTTTTTTACTAGTAGTTTATTTTTCTAAGGAAGGGGTATATAGTAAACGAGTGCCAAAAAAAGCTAATCAATTGAAGACTATAACTGAATTAACGCCTAAACAGCGTAAATTTGTTGATGTGTATGTTTCTAATTATGGTGAGATTAGTAAGGTTGAAGCTGCCAAGCAAGCGGGATTTACTTCAACTAATAAATATGGCCCTACTGATCAAGCAAGTAGATTATTAAATCCAGACAAGAATCCTCATGTTGTTAGATATTTTGAAAAAAGAATGTCTCAAGAACTAGAAAAAGAAGAAAAAGACAAACTTTTATCATACAAACATTATGCTAGAATGAGGGAAACCTCAGAGAAAAAAGGCCAGATGACAGCTGCGATAACTGCTCAATATCGTAGAGATCAAATGGCAGGGCATTTTGTTGATAGAAAAGAAATAAGTCATATTGGCTTTGAGAGCATGAACAGAGAACAACTGGAGAAAAGACTTGAGGAACTTGAATCAAAAATCGGAGAAGCTAAAAACATTATTGACGTCACGCCAATTGAAGTTAGTAAAGACTAATAATTGGAATAATTTCTTGACAGTTTTTAATGAAGTGCATAATAGTACTTTAACAACTTCTGTTGGAATTGTAAGTGTATTAACGGAGAAGAAAAATGAAAAGTAGAAGATTAGTTAGAAAGAAAGCTGAAAATATACAGCCTAACAAAAAAATTCATAAAGAAAAAATACAGAAATATAATTATGTAGAAGTACATTGGCTCGATATTGTTGGTGATGCGGGTTGGCAGTCTTTTGATCAATTACAATCATCTCAACTTGGTAGAATGGTATCTAGGGGTTGGTTGTATTCCACAGACAAAGGTGTCACAAGAATATTTTCTGATTACGGTTTAAAAGATAAAAAGGAAGGTGATGAAGGCTATATTGAAACTATTGGTGGTACTACTATTATTCCTAACTCAGTCGTCACTAAGATCGTCAGAATTAAGTGAGCGGATTGGAATTATTTATACTAGTGGAGTTGATGGCTTTAGCTTGGTATCTCACACAATAGATGTTTCATGTGATGTTTGGTGGAAGAATAACTTAAAAATTCACGAAAGACTTGATCCAAAACAAGGTGAAAATCTTTATGTGCATACTATAAATGGTAGCCCTGTTATAGGTTATATTTGCAATCCTTGACCGATTAAATTATGGCTCAAAACAAAGAATCTAGAATATGGCAACAGCTTAAAAATTTAGATAATGATTGGCATTTTACTCGCATAGAATCTAACACAATTAACGGTATCCCCGATGTTCACTGTGTCGTAAACAAGCAAGTTTTTTGGATTGAACTCAAAGCCAACACCAGCAAGAACGAAGGCCTATCAAAGTACCAAATCAATTGGCATATCAAGTATCAGAAAGCAGGTGGTAAAGTATTTATCTTGAATAGACCCCTCTTGAAGGCGCCCTATGTACTTCTGGCCGTGAACCGTGAGTCCCGCACCGCCGTCCCACTGTCCCGCCACACGGATCTTAAAACTTTGATCACCTACGCAGCGTCCCTGGTGCTGGGAGCTGGCCATCCTGAAGCGTGATCCCACGCCCACGCACCAAGATCCCACCCCCACGCCACTTCTAAACCTAAGCTCCAACGTCCCTGGCGCCAGAGCTCTGAAGACACCAGCTGGGAAGAGAAAATCCCTGATCCCACGCCCACGCCCACTTCTAAACTAGTCTTGTACCTGAGGACTCTAAACTAAGGAGCTGGTGACACGGTGCTGGGCAGAGGAACTCCTGATCCCACGCCCACACTTACACTCCCCACCTCACATCCTAATAGAACTATTAGGATCTGGTGCTGGCCAGGCAGACTGGCGTGCTGAGATGCTGGAAATGTGGTATGATTTCTTCAAGGTGTGGGCATTGGTTAATTCATTTTCCTTTCTCGACCCACACCCCCACTACCGATACCTGACTAATTTGGTCGGGATTCCATAGAACTGAAGGGGACTGGCGTGCCAGCTCGGAACCTGATGCTTTCCTGCTGTAAAAAAAGATGAAAAGTTCTCTTGACATTTATCCCATCATGTCTTATCTATAATGTGTAACTAAAGGAGAATGAAAATGACAAACACAATACTTCCAGAATTGCTTTTTGCAATTGCTTGGCTAGGATTACTTACCTTTATGGGGGTGATCATATGGTAAACATAAAAAAAAATATAGAAGATAACTTCATCTGGAGAAATCCATTGGACTCTGAAGAAGCCAAAGGTAATGTAGTTTACACATGCGCAGAGCATGGCAAGGAAACATACTTTTCGATCAAAGCTCTTGAGGGGCAGAGGAACATGCAAGACTATGTTTACGTGTGGTTTAAGAAGCGAGGTCAATCGGAAAAGATGTGGGTAAGGATTACCAAAGGATCTAGACTCAAGGGTCAAGGTAACTTGGACAACGTACCTAAGATACTTACAAAGCTAAAGCTATTTGATAAAGTTAAATTCAAGACCGACGAGGAGGGCATCACATGGGGAAAATAAAAGAAAAAAAAGAAACTGACAAACCTGAAGAAGGCAAAGTATACGCACTGACCGGTGCCGCCGGCACCGCATGCATCGCCAACGGTAACACATGGAAAGAGGCTGAGGTGAAGGATGACCAGCAGCCTGTAGCTGAGCTGGAGGAAGCCTGACATGGTTGCTTGTTCTTGTTGTACCACTAGTCTTCTACCCTAGGTTTGCTGGATGGATCTACATCCTTTTGCTCACGGCCGTGGTCCGCGGATGCACAGGGATTACCTGAGCCCACGCCCACGCAGCAGGCGTTGCTGGAAGAGGTCCTTAAACTAGTAAACGGCACCAGCTGGCCAGCTGGGAATTGGTAGCTGGATCGGGAAGCAGGATACTCTGTCCCCACGCCCACTACCGTCATCTGTCGCTAATGGTACACATGAACATAAGGAGCTGGGCACCAGGCACCAGTGCTTCAGGACGAGCTGGAAAAGGTCAGAAAAAAAACATTTGCATTGTTGGTGGGATATGATAAGAAAGAAGAAATTAACTTAACAAAGGAGAAAAGAATGGGATTTGATTTATACTCATTAGGCAACCACAAGACAGACAAGGGCGAATACTTTCGTAATAATGTTTGGTGGTGGAGAAGATTGGCAGACTTCGTGACTGAAAAAACGGGTGTCATTGATGATAAGGATAAAGAGCATTGGCAGACTAATAGTGGGCATGAGGTTAGCGAAGAAAAAGCTATGCAAGTCGCTAGTCAGTTAAAGGCACTCATCAAAGACGGTACAGTATCAAAAGTAATACACGAGGTTGAGGCAGAAATGAAAGTCAGCGAGGAGAACAACAAGCACGTTGAGTTGTGCCACTCTATGTTGCGTAAGAAAGTTGAGCAAGAGGTAGGCAAGACCAACACAGCACCGTGTGATTATCCTAAAGATGACCACGATACTTGGGATTGGATACAATCTAAATACTCTTATGGTTCAAGCTATCCATTTACAATGGAGAATGTTGAGGAGTTCATAAGATTCTGTGAAGAATCAAACGGTTTCCGTATCTGTTAAGTTAATACGGATTGGCGAGGGTGTACACCCTCGCCCCACGCCCACGCCCACACCGTCGTGTGCTTATACTTAAACTAAACCTACGGCACTGGCGCCAGACCCCAGTACAAAACGCTTTCGGAATTTGGACAACTTAATCTTTTTAGATGTGTGTTAGTAATGAGTGATTAATCTCTCTCTATATCAACTCAAATAAGCTTAAATCTTTTTTTAAATAAAAGTAAATAATCGCTTGATTAAACTTTTTAATATCTTATAAAGATGGGATAACAATTAAACTTATAAAGGAGAAATGTTATGGAAACACTAAAGACAAAAAAACGTCAAGTGAAAGCAAGTAAAGTTCAACAGAATGATATTGTTAATTATCATTATTCAGTTGAGCAAGTTAAGGCACAAAAAAAAGCAAACGACCTAATCAAACCAACTCATGTTGAGTTATTTGAAACCATTAAAACTAATCTTATTATTTTAGATAAGGTTGATGGCATTGAGGGTTTTGCTCAATTGATTAAACGAACAATGAAACGTTTTGATGTATCAAAGTTCAAAGAGAAATATCCAAAGGTATATGAGGAGTTTCTAGTTGAGATGGATACTAAAGAAATCAAAATCAAAGTTCAATCAAAGGAGTTAAACTAATATGTCTAATCTAGTAAAAATGGTTAACAACATCATTGAAAGTAAAAAGAACACAAGCGAGGTAGAACAAGCGAGTACTAACTCGCTTGATAGTGGGCTTAACTATCAATTCATGTATAAGCAATTAGAGAGTGCTGTTGAGGAGATAATCATACAGTACCCTAATGACCCTATCATCAATGAGTTAAAGGCTAAGCTTGTTAATAATCTAAAGCCTATCCTTGAATTACTTCAGAACAATAACGACTTCAATCAGTAGTCGCTCTCACCTGTAAGCCTTCGGGCTTACAGGTACTCACCCTTCAGACGCATCAGTACCCGTTCACCTAGCTTGATAGAGGTACCAAATCTAGTACGAAACTCAAACTTAACCACAAGATGTTGTTCCCACGTTAGCTTGTCGTGATTATACCGAGATTCGTGCTTTAAACTCACTCAAATAGAAACACTGGCGTTATTTATATTATGGGTATATATTAAAAAGGGACCCAAATGAATAAAGAATTACTAACTAATGACCAGTTAAGAATAACTGTAGAAAAAAAATGGATTGAACACATTAAATTGTGTCAAGATAATTTTATATATTTTGTGAAGGAAGTTTGGCCTGATTTTATTTGTAGGCTAGATGCGGATCCTAAAAAGTGGGGCCACCACCAACATATAGCAGCTGAGTTCACAAGAATTTCTAATAAGAAAAAAGGGAGGCTCATAATCAATATGCCACCTAGACATACTAAATCTGAATTTGCATCCTATTTGTTTCCTGCTTGGATGATAGGGAAGTATCCAAATTTAAAAATTATGCAAGTTTCTCACAATGCAGAATTATCATCAAGGTTTGGTTCTAAAGTAAGGAACCTTATGGAACAAAGAGAGTATAAACAGATCTTTGGGGATGTTAAACTAAGGGAAGACTCAAAAGCAAAAGGCAGGTGGGAGACTAACCATGGCGGTGAGTACTTTGCAGCGGGTGTTGGCGGATCTATCACAGGTCGAGGGGCTGATTTGCTTATCATAGATGATCCACATACAGAGCAAGATGCTTTGTCTAAGAATGCAATGGAAAGAACTTACGAATGGTACACTGCCGGACCACGGCAACGTTTACAGCCAGGTGGTTCTATTGTTCTCGTGATGACTCGTTGGGCAGAAGACGATCTAACAGGACGTCTGCTAAAAGCATCAGACCAACCCAAATCAGACAGATGGCGTACAATATCATTCCCAGCAATCCTACCGTCCAACAAACCAGTTTGGCCAGAGTATTGGTCACTAGAGGAATTAGAAACGGTAAAAGCTTCTTTGACAGTGAGGAACTGGTCTGCACAATATATGCAAGAGCCAACCTCAGAGGAGGGAGCACTTTTAAAAAGAGAATGGTGGTTACCTTATCCATATAAAAATTTACCATATTGTAATCATATTATCCAGAGTTATGATACAGCATTTTCAAAAAAAGAAACAGCCGATTATTCAGCTATTACTACTTGGGGTATATTCACTCCAGATGAGGGTGAAGCAGATGCTCTTATACTAATAGATGCTATTAAAGGTAAATGGGATTTTCCAGAATTAAAAGCTGTAGCATTAGACCAATATAAGTATTGGGAACCAGAAACTGTTATTATTGAAGGTAAAGCTAGTGGTCAATCATTAATTCAAGAGTTGCGTAGGATGGGGATACCTGTTATAGATTTCACTCCAGGACGAGGACAAGACAAACATTCACGGGTCAACGCTGTATCACCCATATTCGAAAGTGGTCAAGTGTGGTACCCAGAAGGAGAAGATTGGGCAGAAGAAGTGATTGAAGAGTGCGCAGCATTTCCTCACGGATCACACGATGATTATGTTGATAGTACTACCCAAGCTATGATAAGATACCGTCAGGGTTATTTTATTTCAATTTCTTCTGACGAGAAGTATGACCAGAAACAAAAGGATCCTAAATATATATATTATTAATCAAAGGAGAATACCATGGGAAAATTAAGTGATAAATTAAAGAAGGCGGCCAAGATAGCTGCTGCAGGAGTTGTAGCATATCAAGGCGCAAAAATGTTAGGTGCAGGAAAATTAAAACCAACAGGAGCACCTCCAGGAGCTAAGACACCATCATCATCAAAAATGCTTGGCAAAATGAAAGTAAGAAACATAACAGGTGCAGGTGGAAAAACAATGACCGGTGGTCAACTTAAAATGACTGTTGATAAAGATGCTTTACCAAGAGAGATTAAAGCAAAAGCAGATAAATTAAAAGCTGCAAATGTGAAAATGAAAAAAGCTGTTATCAAAAGAAAAAAAGCAGGAAAACTTTCACCACTTATGCCTAAAACTAAAAGCCAAGCTGACGCTATATCTAATAACTTTGGTTTTGGTTTAGGAGCAAAAAAAGGTGCAATGGTTAAAGCAAGATACGGTAAAATGGCTAAAGCTAATACTGGCAGAATGAATCTTCTAGAACAAGTTGGAAGATTAGATGCTATGAAAAAACCAGACAGAAACATTAGAGCTGAAAAAAGAAGAGTAGTATCTGAACTTAATAGCGGTGCTAAAAAAGGTAAGATGATGAAAGCATACAAAGGTGGTATGGCGGATGTCACTACTAGAGGTCAAGGTGTTATATTAGCAGGAAAGAAAACAAAAACTTATATTTGTTAAATGGCTGAAATAGAAAAAGATATAAATCTACTGGAGGAAACTCCAGTAGGCGAAGAAGATGTTAATCTAGAAGAAGAGATTGATGTTGTAGTAGAAGGAGATGAAGATTCAGAAGAAGAATTAAAAATCTCTGAAGGTATCTCTGCTATAGAAATATTTTATAAAAATATGGCTGAGGACATGGATGATCGTGTTCTTAAAAGAATTTCTTCTTCATTAGTAGCCGAATACAAAAAAGATGTTATTTCAAGAAAAGATTGGTCAGACAGTTATACTAGAGGTTTAGACTTATTAGGTTTTAAATATGTAGATATGACAAGACCGTTTAAAGGCTCGGCAAGCGTGCATCATCCATTACTTGCAGAAGCCGTTACTCAATTTCAAGCGCAAGCTTATAAAGAATTATTACCTTCAGATGGACCAGTAAGAGTTAGAGTTATGGGAACTGAAGACCCACAAAAAATGAACCAAGCTACACGGGTCCAGGATTTCATGAACTATATGTTAATGGAAAAGATGGAAGAGTATACTCCAGACTTTGATCAACTATTATTTTATTTACCTCTAGCAGGATCTGCATTTAAAAAAGTTTATTATGATGAGATTATGCAAAGAGCAGTATCAAAGTTTATTCCTGCAGAAGATATTGTAGTTCCATACTACGCAACAGATTTACAAGACTGCGAAAGAATTACCCATGTAATTAAAATGGGTGAGAATGAATTATTAAA